GATCCGCTCGCTCGACACTGAGATCTCTCAGGCGATCGAAAGCGTTACGACTGACGGCACGAGCACGAAGGTCAACTTAAACGCTAAGAAAGCGGAACGCGATCGCTATCTGCAAATGCTGCAAAGTCAACGCAGTAAACGACCAGCCACAGCACGCATCAACCTGTGGGGTGGCTAATGGCTGGACTGCTAAACCGTATCGGCTCGATGTTTGGATATGACGCTCTGGAACCAGCAGGGCGGCGGAAGAAGATAAGCCGAACTGTCTACCGAGAAGATCATCACTTCCAAGGCAACAAGCACCGAGGACTGCAAGAGTCTGCATCGGACTTGGTGCGGAATCTATCGCTTGCTGGCTGGATGGTGCGACGTCATCTGGACTACGTTGCTCAATTCGAGTTCCACGGTCGCAACGATGACGAAGCAATCAACCGGCAGATTGAGCAGTTGATGCTTGAGGACAGCCGGCCAGCAAGAGCAGACGTCTCTGGTCGCTTTGGTCGAGAAAAGCTATTCAGGCTTGCGGAAGCTCGCAGAGTGCTCGATGGCGATACTGTCCTGGTCAAGCTGCGAGATGGCCGGCTACAGGGCATCCAAGCCGATTTGATCCAAGATCCATCGCGTCCGCCACAGGGAGAGCAGTGGATCAACGGCGTTCTGATCAATGACTTTGGCCGACCGCTCGCATACGGCGTCCACAAAAGATCCGGTTACACGAGAACCGAGTTCGCTCGAAGAGTCAACGCTACCAACTTGATTCATTACGGATTTTTCGACCGATACGCTGCTGATCAGGTGCGTGGAGTGTCGCCGCTTGTATCGGCATTGAACCCGCTGCGGGATGTCTACGAAAACTTCAGCTTCGCACTGGCAAAAGCCAAAGTGAGTCAGCTATTTGCAATGGCTTTCTACCGACACTCACCAGACTCGGTGATGCCAGTCGAGCCAGATCCCGACCAGGGCAACATCGACAGCGACGGGGACTCCATCGAGGAACCTCGTGGCTTCCAGGCATTCATGAAGTCCGATACTCGGTACATCGACCTGAACCCAGGCGAAAAAGCCGAGGTGATCGAGAGCAAGCAGCCATCAAGCGAGTTTCAGAACTTTACGCAGTTGGTGATGCAAGTCGCTCTCAAGTCTCTGGATATTCCATTCTCGTTTTATGACGAGTCGCACACCAACTTCTTTGGATCTCGTGCTGCGTGGCTTCATTACGAAAGAAGCTGCAAAGACAAACGAGACGACCAGATCGAGATGCGGCGGAACTACACACAGTGGAAGCTGCAAAACTGGATCGCCAGCGGTCGCTTAGTACTGCCGGCTTCCATGCGTCAAACAGACATCAACTTCGAGTGGGTGCCTCGTGGAATGCCCTGGTGGGATCCGAGCAAAGAGATCAATGGACATATCGCCGCAATCAAGGCAGGACTCGACACTCCACAGCGGATCTGTCGAGCAACCGGAACCGACTACTTCGACAATGTTGATGCAATCAGCAAGGCATTGCAGTACGCCAGCGAAAAAGGCGTGCCGGTCGAGTTCGCGATGCAACAACCACAGCAATCAGCAGAGGAAGCAAGCGAATGACACATCCAGAAAGACCAGTAAAAGAAACCCTGTTTCGCGGTGCTCGTGCAACCGTTGAGGAGCCTATTCAGATTTCTCGATCAGGCGGCGACTATCAAGCTGGTCTACTTTCTGGCGTTTCATTGATCGCGACTGGCGAGGCTCTCGGTCACGATATGTGGATCGACGAGGTTACGCTTGAGCAGGTCGCACAGTACGCCAATCAGGGCAAGCATGGCGTAAAGTCGCGTTTCACTCATCCAAGTATGTCAGCCGATGGAATGGGCCGGCATCTTGGACGCATCAAAAACGTCCGAGTTGATGGATACCGAGTCCTAGGAGATTTGCACTTTGCTCAGTCGGCACACGCTACGCCAGAAGGCGATCTGGCCGAATATGTAATGACGCTTGCGGAGGAAGATCCAGCGGCTGCCGGTCTTTCTATCGTGTTCGAGCACGACCAAGAAGCTGAGCAGGAATTCATCGCCGAGCACTCATCGGGCAAGTTTGCTTCGCCCGACTCAAATAACACAAAGAACTTTCCACACGTCCGACTGGAAAAGCTCAGGGCCGCCGACATCGTTGACGAGCCAGCAGCGAACCCCGATGGACTATTCGATCGTCAGACGCTCGCAAGGGACGTCGACGAGCTTCTCAGCTATGCCGCTGGCATCAGCGTAGACAAACCAAAGTCTCTCGCATTCGGCGTGGATGCGGATCGAGCAAGTCAGTTTCTTGGCAGGTGGCTCGAACGCCATCAGCTTTCCATTGTTTCTCGTAATGAGGAGATCTCCGAGATGTCGGAAGCTACCGAAATTGTGGAGGCAGGTGTTTCCGACTCCGCACCTGCATCTTTCACCCGTGAGGACTTCCTGTCCGAGTTGTCGGCTTATGTCGATCGCTTCGGATCGGAAAACGGCCAGAAGTGGTTTAGCGAAGGAATCGAATTGCAAGAGGCACTCGGTCGCCAGTGCGATCTTTTTGCCGAGCAGATCGAGCAACTGAAAGCCGAACTAAGCGAGGCAAAAGAACAGCTCGCAGCAGCTGCTAGCGTTGGTGAAGATCCTATTGATGTTGGCGAAATTCAAGCTAACGACAACAAGAAGCGACTCTCCGAGTTCTTCAATAACAACTAGAAACCATCGAAAAAAAAGAACCACCAGAACAGAGGAACATAAACAATGGCATCAACTCCACTACCAATCAGTGAATTAGTCAAGATCAACGATCAAAACGTCGCAGACGTAGAGATCAGCGATTTGCTTCGTGACGCTCCAGTGCTTGCAGCAATGCCAGCAGTCGAAGCCAGCAACGGAACCTTGCACAAGTACAACAAGCTCACGACTGAGCCTGTTGTTGGCTTCCGTTCGCTCAACGATGGACGCGATCACGATTACACCGCCCGCACGACCGTCACCGAAGACTTGCAAATCTTGGATGCTTCGTTTGACATGGATGCAGCGATCTACAATCCAGAGTTAGCAGCGATGGAAGGACGCAGCCACCTGCAAAGTGCATTTGCAAAAGCAGAGCGTCAGATCTTCTACGGAACCAGTGCAAACGGTGACGCATCCGGCTTTAATGGTTTCTACAACAGTGCAGATCTGAACGCACTGGCTGACGAGATGGTGATCTCTGCTGGCGGATCGAGTGCTGGCGTTCAGTCCAGCGTTTACCTGATTCGAGCCACACCAGACGCAACCGGCGTTTGCTCGGTATTCGGTAACGGTGGCGACATCAGCATCGGCGGGGCATACCAGTCGATGATCGAAGGTGCCAGCGGACGTTATGACGCTTGGGTGGTTCCGATCGTTGCTTACATGGCTTTGCAACTTGGAAGCAAGTATTCCGCCGCTCGTATTGCCAACGTCGAATCCGCCTTGGATGACGACAAGATCTACGAAGCTCTCGCACTGTTTCCAGCATCTTTGCAACCTACGCATATTTGTATGAACAGAACTGCCCTCAAATTGCTTCGAGCTAGCAGAACTTCGACCAACGCAACCGGAGCACCTGCACCGCGACCAACCGAAGTAGAAGGCATTCCGATCATCGTTAGCGATCAGATCGTGCAAACCGAAGCTGTGGTTGCCTAATGGCTCTTTTGGATGACGCACTCGCGGCTCACCGCACAACGCTGCAGGCCGCTGCTGGCGAAACGATTACATACAAGCGAGGCGACTTTACTGTCTCGCTTACAGCGGTCGTTGGTCAGTCGCAGTTTGATGAGGTATCGACCACTGGCGAGATCCGTCCACTGTCCAAGACAGTTGACTGGCTTGTGAAGCCAAGCTCGCTCGTGATCGACTCAAGCGTGGTGCTGCCGCAGAGAGGCGATCAGATCCAAAGAAGCGATGGCAGCGTGTACGACGTATTGCCAGGAACCGAAGGGACAGCCTGGCAATATTCGGACGGACGAAAAACATTCCTGCGAATCCATAGTGTGAAACGTGTCGCGAGCTAGTGACCTGCGTGATGCAGTGATAACGGAACTCAATACTCGCCTGACTGGGCAAACCGTCGAGGCGTTTATCGTTCCGCATTACACACGGGAGGAACTAACAGGCGGGCCGAAGATCGCTGTTCGAGTCGCAGAGCGTGAAATAGAAGTGGATCAGGGGCCGGACAACCGGCAAGTGATCATCGAGATCGGAGTGGTTGGCGTCACTCCGGCTCTCAGCGGAGCGGTGACAAGTGCGCACCGATCTCAGGAGGTCGCAGCTTGCGACGTGTTTGACGACTTGATGGAAGAAATCATTGCCCTGTGGTCGCCATCGGGGCCTTTGTCAGTACGCACAGCAGGATTGGCCGGCCACCGATTCGTGGGAATCGAGAACTCAATTTATTTCGACCCACAAAAACTGTACAGCGATGGTCTTTGGCTGTCGCTAATTCGTTTGACCTATCAAGACAGCATTGACGACTAGGAGATAAACAATGGCGACCGATCTAGAACGCGGAGCATACGCTGGTAAGGAAACTTACCTTTACTACAACAGTGCAACAAACGCATCTCCGACTTGGGTTGAGATGAAGCGAGCACGCAACGTACAGTTGACTCGCGGTGCAGCAACCAGCGAAGTGAACTTTCATGGCTCGGATCAGACTGTCAACATCCACGAGTATGAAGGCGTATCTGGATCGTTCGAGTATGTAAGAAAACTCGGATCGGATACGGTCTATGACTTCTTAGAAAGCAGCAGAGACAACAAAAACATCATCGAGCTGATTCATCTTAACGGTCCAGAAACCGTATCAGCACCCGCAGACGCTAGTGAAGGCTGGCGAGCACCTGTGATCTTGGGCGAATTTAGCGAAACGTCAAACGGTGGTGATAGCGTCGTCGTAACGATTCCATTTGTGCTTGCGGATGCGTACACGGCAGCAGGTGCTCAGGTAACCATTTCGGCTTACACCGGAACGGTAGCGTAATGAGTACGCCAATAACATGCGGCGAACTAGCAGAACTAGCCAACAGCTTGCCAGCAGGTGAGCTGAAGGATTGGTGCGATCAGAGTGCGTCCGGGCCACAGACGCAAATCGTATTTGCTAACAGCGAAATGCTCTCGCGTTGTCAGCAAGCTGCTAGTTCGTCAATACAGGAGGAGAGCGAACCAAAAGAGAGCAAGAAGAAATGCAAAGTTTCAAAGACAATGAAGGACACGCCTGGCACCTCGCTCTGACCATTGGAAAGGTCAGGCAGTTACGCGAAAAACTCGGACTGGAATTGCTGAACAAGGAACATCACTGGCAAGTGATGAACAGCGAGACCGACCGACTGGCTTTCGTGTTTCTGCTCGTGGAGGACCAAGCAAAGGAAATAGGTCTTGATGCTGACGCATTCGAGGAGCGTCTATACGGTGATGGAATTGCCGACGCTGCGAGCATTGCGTTCTTGCGAGAACTGCAATCTTTTTTCCAGAGGTTAGGCAAAAGGCTGGAAGCGGGACTAACCGAGACGCAGATAAAAGTAATGACCGCAGCCCAGTCACAGATCCGAGAATTGATCGAGAGTGGAAAAGCCGATTTACAGTTGAAAGAACTGGAGAACGAAGCACTCAAGCAGATGCAGTTGAGCAGTGGCAATGGATCGCAGAACTCGCAGCCATCGCAGGACTAGAGCCTTGGCCGTGGAC